TTTATCTTTTCAGTCATATTACGCCTCCTTCACGTGTTTTGCGTACTCTTCAAGTGGCACACCAAGTTTTTTTGCGATAGCTACCTGTGAGGGTGTGAGTTTCACAGTGCGGCGGCCTGTTGCCGATTTTCTTACAACTCCAGCAACTTTTTGCCTCGGTCGACTTACATCCCCTCCGTCAGAAAACTTATGGGGAAACTCTTTTCGTATACGTTTATCTATCTCAGTATAATAGTCATCATCTGCCACGTCAATACCCTCTTTAACTAACTTATTATGTATATCATAAGCAGTATAAGTCATGGCATTGTCTGTACCAAACCAATCATTTTTATCAGCCCACGCAACAGCTTTAGGATCTGGCTCTGCTTGTTGTTGAGGTTGATTATTAATCATCTGTTCAACTTCTTGTCTTGGAGCGGCCTCTATCTGAGCTTTTCTTTGAATAGCTTTTGCTTTTGATACTTTTAAACGTTCATCTTCAATAGTTAAACGAGAAATTTCTTGTTGAGCAGCAACTTGTTTTTCTACATCTTGTGCGTTGACAGCGGCTTCAAAAGCTCTCTTTGCAAATTCTTTTTGATTAACTAAAGCTTTTTCTCTTTCGACAAGCATAGAATCATTTTGAATAACACTAGATGATTTTAATTTATCAGATTCTGTTTTAACTTGTTTAGCATAATCAATAGCAGCTTGTTCACGTCTCTCTGCTTCACGCATTTTTTTAGTAAGTTTATCAATACGTCTTTTTACTGAACTTGAATATTCTTCAAGCTCCTCTTCTTTAGATTCTTGTTTAACTTCCGTTTGAGAAACTTCTTCAACTTGAATTTCAGGTTCTACAACCTTCTCTTCTTTTTGACCTTCTTCTTTTAACTCCACTTCGACGGATTCGCCTGAGGTATCTATCGGGACCATTTTGTCATTTTGTGTTTGTTCTTGCATAGAATTCTCCATGTTACATTATGTTAGCTGGCAATATATCTCTCGGATCATCAACGACTGCCAATATCTCATCTTCGTTAATAATACGTAACTCACCACCATCAATCTTTACGCGAGATCCAGCGTAACGAGTTATTATAACCCAATCGCCCTCTTTACACCAAGGACCATCTGGGTATCTCTCTTTATCTTTATAACATAAAGATCCAGTCTTTAAGACTTTACAAATATTTGTTGTTATTTGTGATTCTTCTACTGTTTCATCAGTAAGAATAACACCACCTTTTGTTTTACCTTTTAATTTTAAGGGAAATAATACTATTCTCCAACCGACAGGTTGTGGAATCTTTTCTAATTCTTTTTTTTGTTTTTGTTTTTCTGCACCATCCCAAACGTGTTTTGGTACAATTAATTTAGGTTTAGTCGTCATCGTCTAGCTCCGTTTTCTTCAGCAGGTCCGTGAGTTCCTGTTCAGTTTCTTCAAGACCGCGAAGTTTACCAGTCAAATACCGATATTCGTCCCAATCTTTTACACCACTACATATAGCCTGTCTTATGGTGTCTTGTCTATCTTTTAGTTGATTTTTAAAATAAGTAAAAAAGTTTTCTATTCGCATGATTTCATTTGGTCAGCTAATTTTTTGCAGCGATTTGGAGTTTGTTTATTCCATTTCGAGTCGAGCATCTCGTAACTCGCGCCAATAAAATTGCTTTCCTGCAGGGCCTTCCACATATTACGGAACTTGGAGACCCCTGATTTTCCAAGTTGATATACCATTTCTGTAATGGTATGCTGTGCAGTTGTAGGCAAATCTCTTACGTCATTTTCTTCCATAAGTTGTCTTGCCAAACCGATTGCTTTATTTAAATCTTTATCAAATACTTCTTGTAGTTCTTCTTTGGTATATGTTTTACCATCTTCAAAATTATCTTCATGTACTACTTTATGACCCCAGCCTATTGTGCGAAATCCTTCGGTGTCTATGTATACGTGATCTCTGAAGCCTTCAGATAGTTTTACGGAACCAGCTAATTCGTCGTATGTCATTAACAAGTTTGATAATCTATATTTAATTTCCAATTACCAGATTGACCATCGTTTCCTGTTACAGTTATTTTAACATCTGTTGAGTCCCAAAAGTTCGTGGTTATTTTTTTAAAATCAAAAGGCTCACCTTTATTAGCTGTATAAGTGTGACTGTATCCATCACAATCAGTTTTAATTTTTATGTCGTAACTTCCATCTGGTGTGTCATCAACTAAAGTAGCCGATCCTTTTACAGATACACCGCCTGTTACTGCTGACTTTTCCCAAGTTTCTCCAATAGCTGCCTTTGCAGTATAGTCTCCACTTTTACCTACAATGTGTTCTTCGTGTGAATGTTTTTCCATAGTCTTCTCCTTTTTATTTAGTTAATCCTTTTGCCTTTTCGAAGGTACGGAGGCCAGATACGCCGAGCATTGAAGTGACAATTGCCAGAAGGGGCCCAGTTTGTATGGCAGGTGGGACAATATCCATACCTGAAAATTTTGCATACCAATCAATACATGGGGATAAGATGAATGCGAAAAATAAAGCTAGGGCTCCGCACCATCCTATAGCTGGTCGCCAGCCGCTCACAAATACATTGCGATGGCTGGCTTCCTTTGCATTAACATCTAATTGCTTTTCTGCAAGCTTTTGTTGTATGCGTTGCATTAATATTTTTTTATCTAATTTCTCTTCGTCTGATGTATGAATCTCGTCGACAACTTTAGCGATAGTTTTTAAGGCTCCACCTTTACCACCTAATAGTCCTCCGAGAAGTTGTAGCACTATGCTGCTCCGCCTGTCATCCAACTAATTATCCAAAGAACAACAATAGCCACGATAGCCGCTTTTATCCAGTCCTTCATTTTCCAATCCGACCACTCTTTAATATGTGACCATAGATCTTTTAGTAAGTTCATAGAACCTCCTTTGTTAAGTTGAGGATTATACTATTTTACGCCTTTAAATGCTACTTTTTTAATTTGCATTCGGCTTGTCTGTCCTTGAGGTCCTGTTCCTTTGTTATCTTTTACAACGAAAGGAGAGTAAACATGCTCTGCTGTGCCAGCAACTTTTCTATTAGGAAAAGGGTTTTTTTGAGGTACTTCAGTCATTTTTGCGTTTTTAAACTTCATCTTCTTGCCTTTCCATAGCCACGTTGAGCTAGTCTACCTGCTAGACCACCTACTTTCATGCCCATTTTTTTTAAACCATTTACTTGGCCGCCCATAGCTTTTTTAACAACACCACGGCCCATTAAAACATCTTTTTGTGTAACTTTACCATCACCTGATAGATCAGGAAATCCACCTGCTTTTAATTTGCTTATTGAACCACCTTTAGCATTTCCGCCAAGTGTTTGTCGTCTTGATCTAAATTTAGAAATAGTAGCTTCAAATTTATTTTTCATAGTTTTTTTATCATCAGGATCCATTTTATCAAAATAATCTTTAGTAGATTCTATAAGTTTTAGTAAAGCAGCTCCTGGAGCTTCCTCCGCTGAACTTTGTTCTAAAGTTTGTTGAATTTTTTTCATTTTTTTTTCTAATGTTTTTATGTCACTCATAATCTACTCCTAATGATTAATGTATAGTTGGTTTTATGAGATTTAGCAAGTCTCTTCCATTATGATTCATAATATTATCATATTCTTGTTCGGTAAGATTGTTGTGGTACAGCATTTTAGCTACACCCATCATTGCACCCGCTAGAAGTATCTGTTCTTCTTGACTTGTAACCGCTGTATCAGAAAAATTCATTAACTCGTTAAAATATTCCTGTAATTTATCTGTTGCGCTTTGCATTGTTACTATTTTGTTTAGATAAATTAACATTTGCACGTAATTGTGCAATATCTTCTTGTGAATCTATTCTATCTTGCGCTATTTTTGCTGTTTGACGTAGTTTTTTCTCATCAATACCTATTTGAGCTTCATCAACCATTCCTTTTCTTTGTATATCTTGTGCTCTGAGGTCAATTTCTTGTTGTTTTAGCCCTACAAGTGGATCTTCATTCATTTCTTGCACCGCTTCTGCCTCTTCTTGAACCATTTCATCTGTCATTTCTGCTACTTTTTCTGCAACTTGACTTTCTATACGTTCTTGAATCTGTAATTGTAGCTCTTCTGGTATTTGACCACCATATTGAGCAGTTATTTGATCTATTTCAGGTTTAGATTCTTCTTCAACTTCTTCTCTTGCTTGAATACTAACGTGTTCCATGATGTGAGCTTGTAAAATAGCCATGACTTGAGGATTACTTTTTACTAAAAATGATGACATTAGCGCTCTATGAGCATCAAGATGAGCATTATGATTTTGTCCTCTGAATGCTACAAGAGGTTGTCCAGTTACAGCGCCTGAATTTTCCGTGCCAGGATCCATTGGTTGAGGTTGTGAAGGAACAGGAAGTAAAACATCAATATCTTTTACACCAAGTGCCTGATACATTCTTCTATATGCTTCATACATATTATGTGAAGCAGGATCAGCTTGAGCTAATTGTAATTGCGTTTGCGCCAACGTAACACGTTGTGCCATAGAAAAGATGTTAGGATCTGATATAGGAATAATATCAATATCTTTTGAAAAATCAGATTGTTTTAAACCTTGTATTTGATCAGTGCCAACTTCATATGGATACTGTGGATCTAACGATTCTGCAAAAATCTTAGCTAATAATTTAAATTCTATTTTTTGTGCGTAGTGTAGTCTCTTATGTATAGCACTCATGACTCGCGCACCACGTTCCATTAACGCCATTGTTGTTCCAACAGGTGCTCCAGCTTGAGCTGCGTCTCCTACTTTTTGATCAGCAACAGCGGCAAATCTAGATCCTGCTTCTACACAAAAACCTAGTAGTTGAAATAATGTAGCACTTGGTTCTTTGTAAGGTAGAGGAACTAATCCTTCTCTTAGACTTCCGCCAGGTGCATCTACATCTCTAAACTCTCCTGGTTGTAAAGGAGTATCGTCATCGGCAACTCTAAGTCCTCTAGCTTTGAAACCAGCAGGTAAATTAGATAATGTTCCTGCATCTAATAGTTGTCTAAGAGCAGCAGTTGCTGTTCTTGATAAACCACCAAGCATGTGAATAAGACCAAAGCCATAAAAACTAAAACCAGGTAAAAATTTATAGTGAACAAAATATTGACGTTTTTTCTGTCTTCCATCTTGTTCATCATAATTTCTATATATGGATAAAACATTTGATGAGCCTTCATCAATTGTTACGATGTAAGGAACTTTAATTCCATCCTCAGTATCAATACCTTCAATATTTAAATCTACATGCATCTCTAATAATTGATAGTCTTCGTCATGATAACTTTTCTTAATACCAGATAGGGTTGCTTCTTTTTCTTGAAGTGCTGTTTCATTATTAAGAACAGATAAATCTACATCTCTGTACATCCCAGCTACTTGCATTTTTGTTATATCATTTTTTGTTCTTCTAATAACGTGAGTTATTCTTTCGCAAGAAGGAAAGTCTGTTGTTTGATAAGGTACATACAAATCATCACTCGGTACAAATTTAGATACAGCTCTTCCCATACCTTCATCATAATAAACTTTTTTAAAAGCAGATCCTGATAGTGGTAAGTAAAATAATAGTGAATCCATATCGGGATCATATTCTTCCATCTCATATGTAATCTGATAGTTCATAAAATCTTTAATACGTTGCGCTTGTTCTTCTTTTTGTATTGAAGTATTTCCTAATATCTGTGTGTTTACAGGTCCACCACTTGGTAATAATTCTTTATAGGCTTGTGCTTGAAATTGTGTGATTGCTTCGGACAACATAGGATGTGTCACGGAACTCGCACCTTGGAAAGGTTGTGATCTCTCTGTGTATTTAAATCCAAGAAGATCTAATCCTTTTTTGTATGTTTCTTCCCAGTCTTTTCTTGATGCTTTGTCGTCTTCAAATGCTTGACGTAATTCACTAGATATAAGGTTAAGGGTATCATCGTCTAAAACTTCGGCTAGATTCATGTCAAAAGAAGAAGTAATAACTTGTTCTTGCTCTCCAATAATAGCAGAACCATCTTCCATCATTTCTACATTAGGTGCTAAATCATCAGCAAAAGCACTGCCGTCTATCTCTACCATTTGTTCGATAGCTTGTTCTTGTTCTGGTATAAATCCTATTGGTTTTTCTACTGCCATTATGCTGCCTCAAATATATCAATTATTTCTGGAGTATACACCATTCCTCCATCTTTTCTATGAGTTTTATGTGGTAGTAACATCTCTGGTGTTAATTTAATAGCGAAAACTTTACCAACACCGTCAACCTCAATAATTTTAAACTCAGAGTTATTTTCTTTAGCCGCACGTTTCAGTGACTTTTCTAAACTTGACGTATAGTGTTTGCCTTTGGTATCCACACTATTAGGTCCTCCATAAAACTCTTCAACACCGATACCTTTTAATTTTTCGCCTTTTTCTTTTGCTGCTTGTCTTTCCGCTAAAGAAGTATTTGTGCCGCCTCTATCTAGACCCTGACCTGCATAACGTTTTTTTATTAGATCAGCAGGAGATACAGCATACCACTGCGCTGCACCATCTACCTTGTCCATGAATAATCGTTGAGCCGCTTCTGTTAAATCTCTTTTCACTAATATATCACCCCATTCGTCTCTGTTCTTAAATGGCACGTTTGGAAATAATTGTTTCATTGCACCTTCACTCAGTCCAATGTTTAATTCTTCTAACATTTTCTTTTCTTTCGCAATTGCAATGTTCATTGCTTTAATAGCGTCATCACTTGGTGCAGGTCCACCTTTTGCTACCACTTCAATTGCTACTTTGTTTTTTTGAAACTCGTCAACAAAACTTTGCATCTCTTCTGCTGTGTTAAACATTGGTCTAAAGATCGTTTCATTTTTTGTATAAAAATCTAATACTTCAGGCTCTACATTTCTTGCACTACCTGAATATCGTGTACGTTCGGCAGCAAGAGCTCCTGCTCTTCTCTCTACGGGTAGATCAAGAATCTTGCCTAGAGAAGCGCGTAATTCATTTTCTAGTTCTTTTGCTTGTTGTAAAATATCTGATTGTATTTCATCAGCAAACGTTACAATAGTTTTTTGTCCTTTTGTTGTGGCTTCCATTTCACCCAACCTAACACTGTCGTCTTGTATCTTACTTCTGAATTGTCGTATCTGATTAGCGAGCGGTGCATCAAGTTCTTCTAAAAATGTCATTCTTGAGTTAACGGCTTCTGTAATCATTCTTGAAGCAGCATCAGATCCTTCCATTATTTCATCAACTGGTCTTAAATTTTGAGTTGGTGATCTTCGTATTTTTTCATACGCTGATACTTCTAACCCTTTTAATTGATTTTTTAATTTTGTTTGATTACGCTTGAGTGTTCTAATCATAGCAGGATCAACAGTTGCTGCGATCCCTTGTGCTGTTTTATCGACAGGTAATGTTGCCTCACGGTCCGTTTTCCGCGACCAACCGATCACGTATCTTTCTTTAAAGTCATGTGATGATCGAGGGAGACTATCAGGATCTTGTGGAATATACTTTGGATCAAGATATAGTACAGACTCTCTATAACTTCCTGGTATCTCACCACCTTGCTTATAATTAGTATAAATAGCAGGATTAGTACCACCATAATTTGCATTTCCATAAACAATAGATTCTACTTTACGCATTGGTGCTTGACGCACAATCTTCAGCATATCTTCTTTTACTAATGGTGTTTTGTTTTTTGTTGCAATAGCAAGATAGTTATCAAGAATATTGTCATCTATTTCTTTTTTAGAAATTTGTTTATTCTGTAAAAATTTATAAAAATCTTCAGTGCTGTTAAATGTCTTTGGCGTGTTGGGGTCCATGAGCCGTGCTTCAAGGCCCGAGTAAAATGCTGCTTCGTTTATCTCTGGTGAATCAATAATTGATTCATCGGCATCATCTAAAATTTTCTTTGATAAATTATCAAGAAGTGTTTTTTCTGCTTTGGTTAAATCCTGTGTTCCAATCTTTGGTTTTGGTACATCGCCCACGGCCCAAATAGGTGCTTTACCAAACAACGAACCGCCCACGGCTACTTCTGTTTCTTCGTAACCTTTTTTTCTAGCTTCTTCAAAAACATCATTACTCTTAAATTCTTGTAAAAGAGGTAATTGACCTGCATCTCTTAATTCTTGGTCAGGGTCATTTGCTTGTAGTATGTCAAGTATATTGGTATCCAGTCCTGGCTCACCTCCCGTAGCCATTTGATCAATAAAAGGCGCTGGCTGTAAAGTTGATGACATAGCATCTATCTTATACTGCTCATTTAATGCTTTGTCTTTAGCATCTTCTGCTATGTATTCAGGAGACATTGTTAATAAATCATAAGGTTTATCTTCTATTCCTTTAGCATCTTTAAAAGCACTTGCAACTGATTGTCCAAATTGTGATGCAGCAATAGCCGAGGCTACATTACCAGGTATACTCGCCACAGATTTAGCATCTTGCACAGGTTTACTTCCCTTTATAAAATCTCCCATGCCTTCAAAAAATTCTCCTGTTTTTCTTCTAAAAGATAATTGATCAAAAAATTCATTTTCTTTATTTTTTTGAATAGCCTCATCCTGCATGTCTTTAATTAATTCTTCTGAATTTTCGTAAGCACTTACTGGAAGAGCTCCTACCTTATCCATTATTTCTACAGTTTGATATGTATCTATCACAGGTTTATTTTCTCCTGGAAATTCATTTTCATATCTGGTAGCAGCTTCAGGTCCTAAACTTACTCTGTAGTTTTCAGGATCAACGACTAATTCATTAGCTTTTATTTTAAAACCTGAGTTAGTAAAACTATCAGCGATGTAACTTGTAAGACGAGTAAAGGGTTGATCAGATAGCTCTCCTTGTCCACCAGTGGGGTTACTCATTAAAAGATTAGCAACCATACCTGCACCCATACTTCCTACAGCTAATTTTCCTAAATTAGATCCTGCTCTGTAACGTATTTCTGCTGGGACTCGTACCATATGTTTTATTTGAGAACCAAATCCTTTTACAAGATTTAAGGCTTTTGTTCCTTTACTTACACCTTTTGCATTTTTTATTATTCCTGGTGCTCTATTGTGAACATGATCTACCCAATAAGGAAATGCTCTTGTAAGTTGAGTATATGTTTTTGGATTATTTTTTTTTATTTTATCAAGAGCGGCTTCATACACGACAGCGCCACCAATTAAACCAACTCCTGAGCTTGCAACATCATATGTACCACTTTCTATTTCACCTGTTCCTTTAGCATATTGTTCTGCCTCAAGAGCAGAAATAAAATTATTTAAAACTGCTGCGTTCGGAATATTTGGTCCATCTACAATTTGCATTGAATATTTTACTAAAGCGGTGGGAGCATACAAAGGAAATAATATTTCTTCTGTTGCCCAATCGGCAGCATTTGGAATAATCTTACTTAAATTTTGTAGTATTGCAGCTTCACGATCCTGCCTTATTTCATCAGCGGAACGTTCCTCAAAAATATTATCATCTTCATCCATTGTCGTATTCTAGCACTTCTTCAAAAGAAACTAAACCCCCATCTGCTAAATATCTGGTGTAGTCGACAGCTTCTTCTACATTTTTTAATAAATTAGCCTCTATTGCAGAATCCTTATTTACTCCAAAATACCTATCTCCAAATTTAGATATAAGATTTTTATCTATAAGTTGCTGCTCTATTTTTCTTAATTCTTTGATAACAGCTTTTTTCTCACTAATTGTTTTTGCTTTAGAAAAAGCATTTAACTGTTTTTTAATAGATCTATCAATTAACAATTGATCTCTGTTAAATTTACCTGGTGCTAAAAAAATATTATTTATATCAAAAGCAGCTCTCCAGTTTTGTGCAACATCTTCAATATGAGATAATTCAATTAAACCAATATCAAAGTCTCCTTCTTTTCTAGCTTTGTCTACAAACAATTCAGGATTTGTTCTTTTTAAAGAACTACTCATCGCTTGCTCACGAAGAAATTTTATATTATCTTCTAAAGATCTTTTTCGTGCAAATATATCAGCAAAACCTTTTGCATCTATTCCTTGAATAACTTTAATAATTTCATTTGGATCAGTTCCTTGTTCTTTAGCATATCCTATCATTCTTGCTAATTGATTTTGAAAAGTTGAGCCAACGGGTGCACGTTGTCCTTCAGGAATAAAAGAATATATTTGTTCTTTTACTTGATTAAAATAAGGTTTGTATTCATCAGGTATTTGATAACTTCTTTCTCCTTTTCTAATATCATATCTTAATCCACTTTCTGTAGTTCCCGATCTCCAGTTTTTTTTAAAGTCAGGAATTATATCTGTATCTGGATTTTTAAATTTATAATAAGGTTTTACATATCTTTTAATAAATTGAGAATATTCATTAGCATTATCCGCAGATCCTCCTCCCAAAATAAAAGCATTATACATTCTTGTACCAATAGGTTGATCTTTCATTGTTGTTCCATCAGGAAATTTTATTTTATTAAAAGCTTCATTCTCTAACAATTTTACTGTCTTCAAAGTTTGATTTACTTTATCAAAAGCTATACCTCTATTACTGGAATCTTTGTTTACAAATTTATGAAAAGAAACAACCTCTGGTGTTTCTTTCATCGTTGAAATATACCCGTCTACAAAAGGATCAAATTTTGTCTTTGGTCTTAATAAATCGCCTTTGTTGTTTATAAAATTAGGTATACCTTCTATTTTGCTTAACTCTTGTCCAGCTTTTCCTTTGCTAATAATACCTGCTACATAATCATCCATTATATTTTTAACGTCTTGATTATTAGAAAATTTTACACCTAAGTTTGTAAGATCCCCTGCACTCAAATAAGGACTTTGTTTTACTTTATTTTTTGCGGCTTCTTTTAATTCAATGTCTCGTAAAAATTTATTTGAAAGAGTATTTAAAACTACATTATCATCAGAAGTACCAAGATTTTCTACTAACTGAGCTCCAGTCATAACTCCTGGAACATCAGGTTTAGGTTTTGGTGGACCTATAAAAAAATCTATTATTCCTTTTCCTGCTTTTGCAACCATTAATAATACTCCTGCATGCCGACAACGAGACGGGGTTCGTCTTTGTAATCTGAATCTAATTGTATGAAGTTTCCTTGACGGAAACGCAACAACGCTTGTGTTGTTGAATCGACTAAATCGTCATGATCACCATAAGGGAAAGCCGCGCATTCTTCAATCACTTCTTCTGCCCAACGGTCCTCGGTGCACCATACCTGTCCCGCTTCAAAAATAGGAGCCACGGAGTTGACACGTACATGCTTATCGTTGCCCTTACTGGGCGTATAAGTAACTACAGGAATTCCCAATTGACGTAGCTCCTGTGTTAAGGGCATACCAGATGCTTTCGCTTCTATCAAGATTGTTTCGGGTTCCCAGTATTTATATTCATCCATAGCTATTTGTTTGAGCTCAGGAAAATCCCAACGACCCTTGCGCATTGCAAGAAG